TGCAGTTGGTGTATAATCATTTAAGTCTTCTTGATTTGAAAATCTTATAAACATTGGATCCTGAGTCGTAGGATCTCCAATAGTTGTTTCCGTTCCAAAATGAAATAAGTGTCTATCTCTATCAGATACTTGGGTTAATCTTGATGCAGTTGGGTTAGCTGAAGTTGAAAAACCAGATGTAGATTTAGATGCTCTAATTGTTCTAGCACCTGATGCTCCTGCATTCCAAGTAAAAGTTTCTCCATCTCTAATTGTTGCAACAAGAACTTGTCCATAGTTATCAAGACTCCAGTTTCCTGGATCCAGAACTACGTCACTGGTTGTACGCTCCGTGCCCCAAGTAGAATCTCCCCATAGGTATGTACCCCAGCCATAACCTGCTGTTTGAAATGTTGGTCCCACAATTATATATGGAAGTATTTCTGCTGAACCAGTGCCAGATGTAGTACCCGCTGAATTAGAAGGCATTAATATATCAAATGCATTGGCTGTTACATTTGATATTTCAAAAGTATTATCTGTAAAATCTGTTGTTGCGTATCCTGATCCGGTTGGAACTGTAACACTAGAAAATGTCACATATCTTCCGTCAGATAAACCATGAGAGGTTTTATTAATAGTAACCGTTGGAGATCCAGATGTTGCATCAAAATCCGCTCCAGTGATTGCTGTATCTAAAGGGGTAATATCATAAAAATCTTCACCATAATATAAAAACAAACCTTGTGATGTACCAATAGCCGCATATTTTTCACCTGCTAAAGATGTCCATGAATGTTGTGCTCTAACTACACCTGGTAAAGTTAAATTTTGAATTGTAAGTTGATTCCACCCTCCTATTTTTTCAGGTAAACCATATCTAAATCTAACAAAATCACCATCAACCCATTGAGACTCGGCTCCTGAATCTGTGACCATTTTGTTAAAACCGGGTTTAAAATTAAGTTTCTGTAGCATAATACCTCATTATATACGCTTTTTTATCTTTTAATAGTACTAATATTATAAAGGATGCAGTAATGTGGTGTGGTGGAATCACTGCATCCATCATAATATACATATTTTAAGCTACAAAATCAACTTGTTTAGAGCTATGTCAGAACCTTCTACAAAAGATTTTTTTATTTTTTAAAATAACCCGGTACACCAAGTAAAGGTCTTCTATCTAAATAATTTTCTTTAGCAGTTTCTAAACTAGCATCATTATAATGTAAAAATACTTGGCAGCATTCTTCTCCTTTAAATTCTTCTCTCCAATGCTCTAGTTCACAACCACGATATATTAACATATCTCCTTGATTTAGATTAATCTCAACACCTGGTTGATCGTATTGACCTGTAGGATCTAAATATATTGGATAAGGATCTCCACCTAAATTTAATGTAGTAGATATTTCACAAGAGTATTTATCTTTGTGCCTATCTAAAACATCTCCTTTTTTATAAATTCTTGCGTAAGAATAAGTTTCACTTAATTTTAAATTTGTTTGTTTTTCCATGATAGGTTTTACTTCTCTTAATAAAGTTTCCATTGCAATATCTGCATAATGACAATAGCTATTTGGAATTTGTGTGTCATTCCAAACACCAAAATATTCTGTAAATGGTGAAATATATTTTTGCTCAAATAAAAATTTTGAAACTTCTCTTTTATTAGAAAAGTATTTATAAACAAATTCTGCTATTTCAGACGATATTATATTTTTAACTACTTGATACTTTTTTTCTTTAAAAGACATATTAATATTTTTCTTTTTTATTGTTAATTATTTCTATATTGTTGTAGTTATCTTTATCACCTAATTTTCCATCTATAAAAAAACTAGAACCCATAACGATTCTTTCTTCTTCATCATTAATAGAAGACTCATGATGTAATTGCCCTGGAAAAAAAATTATATCACCTTGTTTTAAAATTACTTTATAAGAATGTGAATTGAATACATTATAATTTTTTACGTCATATTTAAAATAATATCCATTTTGTAATATAGATCTGTCTATATTGAATATAAGTTCTGTTTGTTTAGTTTTTACATAATAAACTGAACTAATTAAATGATTGGGGTGTGTATGTGAAGGATGTTTTGTTTTTCCATTTTGAATGGTTGACCAACTTTGACAAAAAGAAAAACTATTATTAATTTCTAATATATTAGAAACATAATCATCTAAACTTTCTTTAATAAAATCTTTTAATCTTTTTAATTGTTGTAATTCTAACACATCTCCATTTTTAGATAGTTTTAAATTATTTGTATCGAAATGATTATGGTATTCTATATTTTTAATAAAATTTAATTCATCATCGTTTACATAAAAACCATTTTGAATAACAAATATAGGGTAACCTGCAAAGGGTATTATAAATTTATTTTTTTTCATATTATAAATATGGATTTCCTAAAGACCATATAACTAAACTTTTTCTAACACCTTTTTTAACTGGATTTACTCTATGCCACACAAAAGATGGAAATACAACCAAAGATCCTTTAGGTAATATTTCTTTACATTTTATAAAATTTTTTTTACTAGGATGTTTATCTCTTGTATCAAACTCTAATTCTCCTCCTTCATAATCATTAGGATCAGATAAAGAAACAGTTACAGATAATTTTCTAATTTTACCTTGAAATCCAACATTAACATTTTTGTTTCTTTCATAAGGTTTAGGCCAACTATCACAATGCCAATCATAATATTGACCTTTTTCGTAAGTAGTAATTTGACAAGGTTCAGAATAGTCCCATAAAAAATTCCAACCTGCTCTTTTATTTGCTTTTTGTATATAAGGTTGTATCTCTCTATAAATCCATTGATCACTTGTCCAAACTATATTTGAATTTCTTTTTTTTAAATTTAATTCTGTTCCAGTATTATTGTGATCTATTCCAGCCTTTTCACTTTGCATTTGATTACCGTATTTTACAATGTCATCACAAATTCTTTCTGGTATAGCCGATTGAAAATAATAATAGTGATGTAATAAATTCATAATTTTTAATTCCAAGTTATTTTTACATTTTTTATTCTATACCAACAAGGAATTGTATATCTTTCTCCCTCTGTTATAGTATTTACACCATGTATTATTTGACTTCCTTCAAAGCTTATTAATTTATTTTTTTCTGGTTTAATAATTTTATCTCCAACTACAGTTTCTCCACCATTAAAATCATCATTTAGATATAATATACTTGTATAAGGATGAAATGGAAAATCTCTATGTTTATTTTGAAATTCATTTTTTGGCCATTTAACTATTTCAAAATAATTAATTTCATAATTTTTATTTATGCTTTCAATATGTTTATTTAAAATAGAATAAACATCGTCAATTAAAGAGTTTTTAGGCATTTTCATAAATTGAAGTACCTCTGTTTCTCTATGTTTTTTACTATAAGAATTATCTAAATTAAAATTTTCTTTGTGAAAATTAATTAAAGAATTAGATTCTTTATCAGAGATAAAATTTTTTATTTCTTTCATTACACACCACTATAACTTATTAAGAAGATGGAGGTTTATATCCTGTTAGTGCAGTTGCTTCTTCTTGTGTAAGTCCTAAATCTAATAATTTTTGATTACCACTTGCTTTTGTTGCTTCTCTAGCTTCTTGTTCTGCAATTTGTTCAGCAGTTGGAACTTTTGGATCTGTAAAATTTGTACCATCATAAGTAAAACCAATTTTAACTGTATCATCACAATCTACCCAAGTACATGAAGAATGAACTGGAAATTCAGTTTCTTTAACGTCTATCACTTTGTTTTCAGAATTTAATAATGCTCTCATTATGCGTACTCCTCTACTACAACAATTCCATCACCACCAGAACCACCACCTCTAATTGTTGGTGGTTGATTTGAGGATGTTCCTCCGCCGCCACCGCCATTTGAACCAGCTTGAGCAGAATTTCCAACTACACCAGTGCCGCCACCGCCAAAAAAACTACTTCCACCACTTCCACCTTGTATGTTACCTGGAGAATCTGAATTGTCTGCTCCTTCACCAGCTTGACCTCTTAAATTATAAGTACCACCAATACCACTTCCACCGCTACCTTGTCCAGGTGCTGTTAAACTTCCAGCCGCATCTCCACCGCTACCGCCTTCTCCTGTACAGAAAGAACCAAAAGATGAGGTACCACCACCGCCTCCATCTCCACCGCTACCAGAACCACCAGCACCAATAGTTACAGTTTCAGTTGTAATTGATGATGCGTCTAAAATTTCAATAGCAGTTCCACCGCCGCCACCGCCGCCACCTTTTCTATTAATTTCGGCATTAGGACATCCTCCTCCGCCACCACCACCGCCGGTAACATAAACTTTAATTTTATTTATTCCAGCTGGTTTAGTGTAAGTTCCTGATGAAGTAAATACTTGAATAGATTGTAATCCACCTCCTGCTGCTGCAAAAGATAAATTTCCAGAACCATCAGTTTTTAAAAATTCGTCTGCTGAACCATCAGCATTTGGATATTTTAAACCATCTAAAACAACATTACCACTACCTTTAGGTGTTATTTTTAAATCAATATTTGTATCGTCACCTGTTGAAGAAACTTCAGGTGCGTTTCCTGCAGCTGCATTTTTAACTGTTAATTCGTTTATTGCTGATGCAGTAGTTGCAAATTTAATTTGTTCTAAATCATTTTCATCATTAATTGAATTACCATTATCAATTAAAATATTATTTCCGTTAGCATCTAAATCTGCTGCAAGTTGTGGAGATTTATCAGATGATAAATCTGTAAACGCCGTATCAACAACATTAGTACCATCAGAGTAAACCATTTTAGTACCTTTATCATCTGCTGCAAAAGTTACTCCAGTTCCTGAAGTAGTTTTAATAGTTACAGTATGAGCACCTGTTGTGCCATTTTCTACAATGTAAGTTTTTTCAATTGAATCTGGTACAACAACATTTACGTTTGTAGTAATTGTTCCTGTTAGTTTAATAACTTGATTTTTACCATTTGATAAAGCACCATTTGTAAAAGTTAAAGTAGCACCCGTTGTTTCATTTAATGCAACAGTATCATAACCACCAATTGCTTGTTCAAGAATAAGTAAGTTTGTGTTTGTAATTTGTCCCCAAGTTCCTGAATTTTCTCCAGTAGCTTGAACAGTTAATTTTAAATTAGCTGATGTTGAATTTGCCATATTTTTAATTCCTTATTTGTTTAAATTTACTAAAAATTAGAGTTTTTGTCAAACTCATTATGCAGCAACTTCTACCCAACCCGGTGGGTCTACTGGTGCTGTTCCAGTATCTACTTGATTCCAAATTAAGATATTTGTATTAGTTCCTAATTGCATTGTCAAGTCAAAACCTGTTAAATTAACGACTGCTGTACCTGTTACTTCTGCAATACTACCTAAATTAGCAGACATAGATATTCCAGTTAAATCAACAGGAGTATTTAGATCTATAGTTCCTAAACCAAGACCTGCTGCTATACCTTCTCCTATAACAGTTACATCTGCATTACCTGCAACAACTGTGCCAACTGCTAAGTTAGCTGCAATACCAATACCTACAACTTCTGCATCAGGAGAAGGATCCACTGTTCCTTCATCCATTGACATAGACATCTGAATAGATGCTTGTCCCCATTCTTGTTGACTCCAACCAACTGATGCACCCCATCCTGGAGTAACTTCTGTAGTTAATTCTACAATTGTATTTGCATCTAATGTGGCTGTACCTAATGAAGTTGTTAATTCTTGTCCTGTAGGTGAAACAATTTCTTCATCAAAACTTAAAGTCATGGTCATTGCTTGACCTGTTACTTCTGCGACAAAAGAAGAAAATGCTTCTATATTTCCTTCTGTAGCAGTTGCTTCTTCTCCTGTTACATCTACAGACGCATCTGCAGTAATAATTACTGAACCTAAATTTGAAGATAACGCAATACCAGTTACATCTGCATTTTGACCAGAAAGACCCCAAGTTTCTGTTCCCCAAGTATCAGAACCCCAACCTTGATTTATTTCCGTGTCAATTAATGGTGAACCTAAATTTGAAGATGTAGAAATCCCTGTAACGGAAAGATTTACATTACTTAAATCATTCCATTGATTAAAGCTCCAAGTCTGTGAACCCCAAGTATTTGACATAGGAAATTATCTCCTATGATTAACCTGATATTCTAAGAATTGCTGCTGCTGTTGTAAAAGCTGGAAACTGAATTGTGAAAGTTCCTGATGTCGCTGTTTTATCTGCTCCAAAATCCAAAGCACATACAGCAGCATCTGTTACAGTTGCTGAAGTGTTATAGATTAAAGCTCCTCTAGCAGTCAAAGTCACACCTGTGAAAGACCTATCAGCAAAGTCAACGATCGCAACACCTGACGCAATTGATGTTCCATTATTAACTAATGCTCCACCGCCTGCTGCGTATTGACCAGAAGCTGGAACTTCATTACCAGTTGTGTAAGAAGTAGTTGCTGAGTTTAGAGTAGCTGAAGAAGAATAAAGAGCGATTTTAAACTTGTCACCAGTCGTTTGCGTGAAATCATGATCAGCTTCCAATAATTCTTTTTTAAAAGAATTAGCAAGTGCTTGTGTTATAGCCATAGTTTTATCTCCTTATTATTTTCCGCCGATTCGAGGAACACCTGATTGATATTCATCTCTTCGTCTTCTTCCCATTTGTTCAATAGAGAAGCCTTCTACCACTTGTTTATACTTTCCTTCGTATAATTGCAAGAGATCATTTGGCCCCTTTAAAAAAGAAAATGCTTCAACTAAGCATGCATATAATAATCCGTTGGGAAATTTCTGACTAATATATGTAGTAGTATTTGTACTCGATAAACCTGAATCTTTCAAGATATAATTTAACTGAATTGTGTAATTGGCATCTGGAGTAGGAGCCACTACAATTTTTTCTTCGTCCCACATACTATAGTATTTTGGAACACCTGTTGCTCCCGTTGAATTATACTCTGACATATAACTAGTGTCTCTATATTCTAGAAATTCTCTATTATCAGCAGAACCTACACCGTCAGAATCTACTATTTGAGCTGATCTAACAACCAATAAATTATCTGGAACTGTTATAAATCTACTTGAAGCAGCTAAAAGAGCTGTTGCATATCTTCTGTTATTGTCAGAATCTACATCTCTTAGAATTCTAAATTCAGCATCAGATATAAATCCATCTACAATAGTAGATGTTAAAACATTTGAATCTACTTCTGTATAATCTCTAATTTTTTGTACTAATTCTGCGTATGTCATTATGTTGTTACCGTTACTGTTCCTAAATTAATTTGTGCTTCTCTTTTTACATTAATTTCACTTCCATTCTCTGGTACCATACTATTTGTTTCAGTTCTATAAGCAAATGGTGCAGGTAAAGTTAAATCTACAGCTATTCCACCACCGCCACCAGAAGCAAGTGTAAAAGTTTGTGGTCTTGCATTTCTTAAA